GCGTATCAGCTAAATCATTAGCAGATAGCACAGAACTAACTAGACAAATGATACATAGGATTGTTAAGTAAACAACCTCTATTGCTAGAGGTTATCTACTTCAGAAAGGAAATAAACATTGAATAATTTGTTTATCAATTTCAGTCTAGTAGATATTGTCATACTTAGTAACTATAATGTAGGAAAATAGGAGATAAATAATGAATAAAGAAACACAGAAGAAGTTGATTAAAGACTTCCCAAAGAATGTAATTAACAAAGCACCACAAGGTAAGTTCGGAGATTACATAAGTCACGGGATTATTACTAAGAGATTAGTTGATGTAGCACCAGACTATAACTTTACTTACGAAGTGTTGAGAGATAAAGACAACGCTATCGTAGGTGCAAAATGTAGATTAGAAATCCCTGGACTTGGTATTAAAGAAGATGTAGGAGATGTAGATGTACACGCTATCAAGCGTAACTTAACTGAAAGCGAACTACTTAAACTTGCAGTATCAGACGGTATCAAGCGTTGTGCTATGCGTTTTGGTTTAGGACTAGACCAACTTTGGAATGGTGGTGTCACAGAAGAAGAACATTACTCTGCACCACAACCAATACAAAAGACAGGTAGAGTTAAAGATCAGCTAATAGAGGAAGAAGATACACTTGCAAAAGCTAAAGAGGAATTTGTAAAAGATGTATCTGCTGATCCAACAAACAAGCAGGAACTTGCTAAGTTTATGAACGCTACTATCAAAGACAAAGACAACAGAGAGAAACTAAAGAAGAAAGTCTATGATGATGTAGTGTCTAAAGGATTTCCTAAAGAAATAAATGATTGGGATAAAGCACAAGTAGAGATATACAAAGATGAAATCTTTGCTGCAAGTGAAGATAAAACTCCTGACACAACAGAGATGGAGGAGATACTTGGTGCAGAGGTTACTTATAGTGGACCTCCTACTGATGAAAATAAGATATGTCCTGGTTGTAGTACAAAGGGAGATGTCTGTGATAACAGAGATAAGAAAGCATCTAATCCTAAGATGGCTAAGATACCAGACTTTGCTTGTCAGAAAGCACCTTATGGTAATGGATGTGGTTGGGCTACTTGGGTAGGCAATGCAGATTGTCCAGAAGAATGGATTTAGAACGAGCAGGGGAATCTATAAATATAGAGAAACTAAAAGCTAGGTTACAAAAAAGATTTCCTGATTTTAATTTTGATGTACCACAACCACCTGATACTAAATGTAAAGCACCATTCTATTGCAAACAGAATGATATTAAATATACAGATATGGAAGGCAACCTTTACTGTGGGTATAGATACAAACTTACAGATGAGAAAAATCCTTTTGCTTGGGAGTACAAGGTATGCCACGCTTTACTAGAACCTATTGATGTACAAGCAAAGCACAAAGAAGATGAGGTGGAACTATTTTAAAATGTTTAAGTTGTAATATAGGTGAGCTTGATTTATTTGGTGAGCCAAGCAAAATAATAAATGGTTATTGCGAGGAATGTAGAAAGGTAATACAATATGCAAACACAAATAGTAGATACATTAAATAATTTATATCCAAATATGGATAAGTTACAAGAATCAGAAGATCCATTCTGTTCTTATGATGCAACAAACGACACCTACATTGTAGAGATAAAGTCTAGGAGTACAGAGTATGACTCCTGGATGATAGAGAAAGATAAATTTATGAGGAATATTGATAAGTCAATAGAAACAGGTAAAGCATTTATCTATCTCACAGAATACAATGGTAAGATAATGACTTGGAATATTAACAGACTTATTGCAAAAAAAACTGATTTCTTTTGGCAAAGCAGACCTATGCCTAAGACAACAGAGTTTGATAACAATAATACAGTAGATAAAGAAGTAGGATTTCTTTATGAAAAAGATGCAAAGATACATTAAGGAGGAACAATGACAGACCTATCAAAGGTAAATATGCTAGAACTATTAGCAGAGTTAGAGAAGAGAGGTAGCTTTAAAACAATTATATTTAATAAAGCAGATGGTAAGCAAGAGATTGCTGCAATCCTACCTATACATACTATGACTATTACTAATCAAGAAGTAACACAAGAAGAAGAATGAAGATAAAGATTATATTAAGACACGGAGAATATCAGGACATAAAGTTTGAAGATGCTCCACTACATATTCCTATGGAAGTAGAAGTAGTTGAAGAAGAAGAATAAATACAGACCATTACCTGACTACCTTACTATTCAACCAAGTAAGGTAGAAGGTCTAGGTTTGTTTGCAATTAAAGATATACCTGCTTACGAAGTTATAGGTATGACACACGCTAGATGGTATGGTGAACCTAATAACTTATTGAGAACACCACTCGGTGGATTTATAAATCATAGTGACAAACCTAACTGTGAGATACAAGGTAAGATGACACGCTATCTATATACATTAGAAGATATAGAACCAGGCACAGAGCTTACTGTTAAGTACAGTATGTATAGTGTATGAGTAAAAGAACAAAAAATTATAATATTTGTTACAAGCATCAAGTAATTTCTGATGGTAAATATTATGTTAATATAATTTTAAAGAAACCAAAAAATTGTCTACTTAAACTATCTTGTAATTGTCCCAACCATCTTTATCAACAGTAAAGGTTAACACTCCAGGCTTACTCCACATACCAGTTCGTGCAGTAAAGTCTATACTTGCATCAATAGATGGACATTGAAACCAAGTTCTGTTACCTTGTTGCATCATACGAGGATGATGAAAGTGTCCTGTAATAAGAATCTCTGCATCTCCTACTGGGAAATCACCAAACATTTGTCCTTGCCACCACTTCATTATCTTACCCTCTGGACCTGTACCTCCACTGTGCATATGTCCGTGTGTAAATCCAACAGTTAATCCTTTTATATCTACTGTATGATGGAAACCCTCTGGTATGGACACACTTACCTTGTCATATCGTGGGTTCTGTTCCATAATCTCTTGGCATATCTGCAAGTGCATAGTGTCAGAGTTGTCTAATCGTGATGTTACGACCTGTCCTTTACCTGATCTAGCCATCTCTCCGTGATTAGCAGGTACACCAGCCAGTACAATCTTGTTTGCATAGGGTAGAAATGTATCAATAGTTTTCATTATGAGCTTTCTTGCTAAGTGATACTGTTGAGATAGATTAAGTGACACATTATGTGGTTGAGAGTCGTAGAATCCGTAACAACCTTCGGTCAAATCGCCCATAGAAAGCAAATAAATTTCATCTACGCTACCTAGTCGCCTAACCTCTGCTACTGCTCTCTCAAGTGCCTTGTCGTATCTCTCAAGCGTTTTCTCTACTCCAAGGTCAACTTTTCCTAGTTGCCAGTCACTAAGTGTAAAGATGTACGCCAAATCACTCTTAATTTTCTTTTTCTTAAGTGGTTTCTTCTTTGATACTTCTTTAAGGAGCTTGTCATACCATTCATCACGCTGTGGATGTCGCCTTCTGACCACTCCTTTAAACGCATAAAAGGTTTCAACATCTCCACCTTTAAGTTGTGTGTTCCAAGATGATGCTTTGACTTTACCATCTATCTCATAATGTTCTGGATCAAAGCCCCAATCTTTTAAGATAGTGTCAAATTTAGATTTGTAATTAGGGTCTTGACCTATATGAGTAATCTCTCCTAAGCCAGTTGACTCATCAAACTCTGCTGATGGTTGCCAACCTGACTTAAAATAGTTATTACCTAAGTCTTTTTTATCTTTCTTCATACGCAGCCTTTCTGTTAAGGCTTAGTATAATCAGATTTTATGACAGTTTCTTAGCTTATTTTTTTCTTTGCGAATGTCTTGATGACAGATAAAGCTGCTCCACCACCTGCAATAGCTGCAATTTGTAGTGAATTTGCTTCAATACCGACCATTGGACTGATTGTTAAAGCTCCTATGAACCCTTCTATGAATGTCCATACTGCTCTTTCTAACATATCTTTTAGTTCTGGTGTCATTGTATTAACTTTCCTAACTTTAATTTTCTTTCTATGCTTTCTAGTTTAACAAGAAT